TACTGTTCATCTATTTCAGCACCTCCTGTGTGACTATCACCAAAAGCAAGTAAAATTTTAGTCATGAAAACACCTTAACTCCGTAAGTCTCTTCCCATTCCTTACAATCTTTCTCATCATTTACCATTGGTTTTCCTTTAACATTCAAACTGGTATTCAGTAACATAGGACAACCAGTTTTCTCGTTCCACAATTTCAAAAGATCATAGAGTTCTGCGTTTTGATGTCTATTAATAGTTTGAACTCTGCTTGTCTTATCTATATGAACAATTGCAGGAAACTTTTTAGAGTATCTACATTTCACCGCATATTGCATATATGGTGAAGAACTTGTAGGCATTCTAAAGTACTGATGAACATATTCTTCCATAATCACAGGAGCGAATGGTCTAAACTGTTGTCTTTGTTTTATACGGTTGACCATTGATTTAATCTTTTGATCTCTAGGATCAGCAAACAAACTTCGATTACCTAATGCTCTAGGACCAAACTCTGCACGACCTCTTGCAACTCCACAGAGACCATGATCCATCAAGTGATTAACAATCTCTTCGTTTGATGCAACTGGTTTTATATGATAACCAAGATATGGACCATGCCAATCAATATGTTTCTTCTTATGTGCAAGTACAGCACCAATCGCAGATCCATTGTCTCCAGGTGCAGGCATAATCCACACATTATCAAAGTAATAATATGCAATTGGATTTGCAACACAGTTCAATGCACATCCACCCATCAAGACCAAGTTCTTACTATCAACAATATTAGATGCTCTCTGTAAAATATCTCTAAATGTTGTTTCGTAGATACTTTGAGTTGCGGCAGCAATATCAAAAGTATTCTTAATATCTGGTCTCCAATCCTTACAACCTTTATGTAAGTTTTTATTAAATGTTGCCGTTCTCCATCCTATAAAATCATCATAGATTGCATCCTCATAACGTCTCTTATCACCGTAAGCAGACATGCCCATGAGGATATATTCTTCTTCATTTGGTTTCAATCCACACCTTTGGGTCATTGCAGAGTACCAAAGTCCGATGCTGTGCGGATATCTACGTTGAAATTTTAGTTTTAGGTTACTACCTTTCGCTTCCCAGATAGTAAGTGTTTGGAATTCACCTATAGCGTCAATAACCACCACACAACATTCATCAAACTTGCTGGTGAAATAACCAGCACAAGCATGAGTATAATGGTGATCATAATACTTGATTGGAGCATCAACATACTTCTTGACGTTTTGGATCCATCCTTGACCCGCAAGAAGTTGTCTAAGTGTTTTCTTATACGGGTTCTCATACCAACAGACCAGTTCTGGTTTTCCAAACTTTAATGCATATTCAATTATACCATCATTTAATTGGTGATCATTCTTGACACCACTAAACCTCTCACTTTCACTAGCGAAAATGAGAGTGTCATTCATGAATACAGAAAGTGCAGCATTATGACTTTCGGAAGATATTCCCCAGGTAATCACTTGTAAATAAACGGATCTCTTTTTTGAAGTTTTTTAAGTCTTTTAGTAAAATCTCTTTCTTTTTTCCAGTCAGAAATAAGATTCCAAAGTTTTCTAATCATTAAAAGTTTTTTGAATCACTTAGACTTATTTATCCGAACATTAAAAAAGGGGGGATATCCCCCCTGGGTTATATTTTAATTGTTCTCAACGAACATTAGCACGATACCACTTCTCAAAATCTTCTCTACGCTTATCACCTCTTGGTGGCATAGGGGTCTTTTCTCCACGAACTTTTTCATACTTTTTCTTTTCTTCCTTATCATGATCTTCTGGGTTTTCACGAGCTCCTTGGGCTTCATCCATATATTCTTCTGAACGAAGTTTCTTTCTTCTTTGTTTCTCTACTTGTTTATCAGATAAGTGAGCACCCTTTCCACGATTAGCAGAAGCATCCCATCTTGGTCCAGGTTCGAATGAAATTCCTTTCTTACCAGCAAACATTTTAATGCGTGCTCTTGTAGCATCATCTGTTTTTGATGATTCACCAAGTTCGACGTTATAAGACTCTAGAATAGACTCTCTCCACTCTTCACTCATATTGACCATGATGACCATTGCAGCGTCCTCAGAGTCCGCATAGCCCTCATCTAGAAGGTGACCTTTGACTAGATCGAAGATGTCTACACCAGCCTTTACTACCGTAGGAGTTTTTTCAGCAGCTGCGGTTCCTTTATCATAAAGAACTTTATTAACTTCCGCTCTTGAACCACCTTGTTGTCTAATTTTTTGAGCTTGAGCAAGTTTTGGATTTGCTTTTGCCCACTGGTCCATCGCAGACATGGGTTTAGCTGCAGGAGATGTTGGTGCAGAAGGTTTAGCAGCAGAAGTTGCAGCAGGTTTAGCAGCAGCTGCAGGAGCAGCAGGTTTAGCAGCAGGTTTAGCAGAAGCTGCAGGTGCAGCAGGTTTAGCAGCAGCTGCAGGAGCAGCAGGTTTAGCAGCAGGTTTAGCGGGTGTTGCTGGTTTAGCAGCAGGTTTGTTGGAACCACCAAAACCAAGTTTATTTGCTAACCAAGCTCTATTGGAAGCACCTCCATCTTGTTTTGCTCTTGCTTGTGCTCTACCAAGAGCTCCAGCAATACCACCTCTTTGGACAAAACGGGATTGTGCATCAAAGAAACCTTTAACTTTATTTCCTAACCAAGCTCTATTGGAAGCACCTCCGTCTTGTTTTGCTCTTGCTTGTGCTCTACCAAGAGCTCCAGCAATACCACCTCTTTGGACAAATTCAGATCCAAATGCTTCATCAAGAGTTTCATCATAAGAAGAGTCCCAATCAAACTCACTTAAATCATATCCTTCTTCTACAAATGAATACATCCAATCTTCAAAAATTTGTTCGTCAGAAACCTCAGGGGTCTCATAAACATGCGAATATGCCTCCATGAGGCCCTTGACTTCTTCTGCTCTCATTTGTCTACGATAAAAAGTACTTTTATAATTCTATTTATTTATCTTCAGGTTTCTGGGAACAATCCGTTCTCTCAAAAACTGGAGAACACATTCTGATTGGTGGTGCAAGTTTTTTGCAATCCTCCGAGTAACATAAAGACTCATCGTTCTTCTCTTCAAGGTATCGTGGTTTATATTTTCTATCTGACTCTGCAATAATCCTATCATATTCTTTTTCTACATCTCGTATAGCCTTATCAATATCTCTACCAACTCTACGATTTACTTTGTCTGGATCTTGAAGTATAATGTCATTAAGAATAGTTTGTGGAAAATACTTTCTCTGAAGTTCATCCAATAAGTCCCAAAGTCTATTCTCAGAAACTCCCGAACACTGGGAGAGTGTTGCGATTATAGTTGATATTACAACTCCAACTATAATAAGTTGTTTTTTATCTGGTCTCTTTTTATCAAATTGAAAGTTGAATTGCATGACTGCAAATAATTCTATTACTAGTTATAAGCATCAATAAATATAAAAATAGGGAAAGACTGAGGAAAATTAATGTCTAGACTCGGGATCAACACTGGTAGTAGTCCAAATGATGGTCAGGGCGATCCATTAAGAATTGCAATGGGTAAAATCAATAGTAATTTTACCGAAATTTACAATACAATAGGAGATGGAAATAATTTAATAAGTTACGCAAGTACTGCAGGAATTTCTACACTTGCAAGAAATTTAACAGGATCCCCAAGAATAAACGTCAGTGGTATTTTAAACACCGGCATTACAACTACAGAACACATTGAAGTAAGAAATATTACTTCTACTGGAGTAGTTACTGCAACTCAATTTGTGGGTGATGGATCTCAACTTACAAATGTTACAGCACTTGTAGGTGGTTTAGAAGTATTAGATGATAATGTCAGAAAAGGAGTAGCAAGAGAATTAAACTTTGGTGATAATATTGTATCCACTGGACCCGATGGAGTTGGAAGAGTAACTATTTCAGTTGCTTCATCCATAACTGTCACTGGAATTGTTACTACCGCTTTATACGCGGACTCATCTGGAGTATCTGGAGTATCTACTTATGCAAATACTGCTGGTATCTCTACAGTAGCTCAGGGACTTACTGGAACACCAAACCTTAATGTGGGAGTAGTCACAGCAACTCAATTCATTGGTGATGGATCTTTACTTACTAATGTTCCTGGAAGTACTAATAGTGGATATGCAAACACTGCTGGTATCGCTACAGTAGCTCAAGGACTCACTGGAACACCAAGTATTGATGTATATAGAGTAGGTGTTACTTCTTCCATTAACGTTGGAGCGGCTTCAACATTTCAAAAATCTGTTCACTTTGAAAGTACTCTATTAATTGGAGATACCGATGAACTGCAAATTTTCCATGATGGTAACAATAGTTACATTGATAATGCAAGTCCAGGAAATTTAATTCTTAGAGATAGTGGTACTGGAATTCAATTAAAGAAAACATCCGGTGCATTAATGGGTGTTTTCAATAATGACGCTGGAGTTGAACTTTATTATGATAGTGTTTTAAAGTTTCAAACTTTCCAAAACGGAGTTGCAATCAATGATTCTGTAGGCATTGGAACTACTGCAGGCAACCCACCTTATAGATTGACTGTGAGTGGTATTGGTGCTACAATTACCCAAGGTCTTGTAAATGCCATTGCAGATTTTACTTCAAGTGTCAATGGATATGGCCAGTTAAACGTAAGGAATTCTCTCTCAGGCACTAACGCATCTGGTGATATTGTTGTAACTACAGATACTGGTACAGATACTTCTAACTTCATTGATCTTGGTATTAATAATACTGGATTTACAACAACAAGTTGGACCATCAACGGTGCATTAGATGGATACTTATATACGTCTGATGGAAATCTATCAATAGGTGCAGCATCTGCAAGTAAATATCTTTCCCTATTTGCTGGGGGAACTCTTGCAGAAAATGAACAAGTAAGAGTTACTAATACTGGTGTCGGTATAGGAACCACAAATGTAACATCAAAACTTACTGTTGGTGGAGATGTAAGAGTTTCTGGTGTGATTACAGCAACTTCTTATATTGGTTCTGCATCCAGTTTAACTGGATTGACTGGAGCATCAGCAAACACTTATGGTAATGCAACTTCAGTACCTCAAATTGTTGTTGATTCAAATGGAAGAATTTCTTCCATCGCTAACGTTCTAATTTCTGGAGGTGGTGGTGGAGGTACATCTATCATTGTAAATGATGATAATTCTTTAGTTGGAAGTGCAGGAACAATTAATTTTGGCACAGGAATTTCCGTAACACCTGAGTCTGTTGGTATAGTAACAGTAAATGTAAGTTACTCACCTATCGCTGGTTATTCTACTTCTGCTGGTATTGCAACTTCCGCAGGAATTTCTACAAGTGTCATAGGTGGAGTTGGTATTATTACACAACTTAGTGTTTCTGCTATCACAACAACAGCTAATCTGAATGTAACTGGTATTGGTACTTTCTTAACTACTGGATTAAAAGTAAGAAACTCAGCAAATACTTTCCAGTACAATATCACTTCTGGAGCTATTACTGCGGATAGAACTTTAAACTTACCTGTAATTACTGCTACTGATACTCTAGCAGTTCTTGGATTATCTCAGACTTTCACTGCAGTACAATCATTTTCAAATACATTAACTGCATCTGCTACACTTGACTTAACTGGCAATACTACAGGAACACATGTATTTGGTAGCAATCAGACATCAGGGACCATAACACTTGGAGGATCTTCTGGTACTGGTGCAATTACATTTGGTCGTTCGACGGTTTCTCAAACAACAGATATCCAAGCAGGTGTTACTGCATCTGGAAGCACTAAAACAATTAACTTAGGTACTAACGGAGCATCTGGTTCATTTACAAGAATCAGTGTTGGTCCAACCGCAGGTGTTGGTACAGTTATTATTAACTCTGGATCTAATCTAGGCATTGGTTCTACACTACCAACTTCAAACATTGATGTTGTTGGTAGTGGTAAGTTTACGGGTATAGTTACTGCTTCAAGGTTTGATAGTGTAACTGCGGGAACACCAATCATAGAATCAACAGACACTATAAGTATCAATACGCCAAGAGTTGCAATCAGCACTGACTTGACTATTGGTGGAAACACTGGCATAGGAACTACTATTGCAACATCAAGACTTACTGTTGTTGGTGATGCAAGAATTGGAATCAATACCTCTCAAGGCGTCATATTAACTTCTCCAAATGGTACTAAATATCGTTTGATTGTTGATGACTCTGGTGTTTTGAGTACCGTCTTAGTCCCATAAATTTTTTAAATAATTAAAGAATGGAAAACGAAATCAAAAAAGAATACGATCATCAAATTGGATTAGGTATCGAGTATCCAACGGATCCAAATGCCAAAAAATTATATGCAGTTGGTTGTTATTCCTCAGAAGATTGGCAATATATCCATGAACTTTTGGTTCAAGATGGTACTTTAGAAGACAATATTCCTCATGAATGTTGCGATTGTGCAGACTTAAAAGAACATAGTGAAACTAGGGCTGTTTATCTATTGACAGACCAAGAAGCAAATGAACTACTCAAACATCCAAGAGTAGAATATGTTCATGAAAATTATGAAAGTTATCCTTGCAAGTACAAACCAGATCCAGAAGAACTACATGCGGGATATATAAAAAAAAATCGTTATAATACTGCAACAAGACAATATAGAAACTGGAGTGATAATAACCAACTTCCCGCAAGTCCTGGAGCAACAGAATTAAACAGAAGTGGATATCAACTCCTAAGATGCGTTAATAAATCCGATTCGTGGTATACGGGCATATCTACAGGATCAAATCAAATATTAACCAATGTAATTCCACAATATGGTGATGGAACAGATATTGATGTCATAGTTGGTGATGAAGGATGTTGGTTTGGTCATGTAGAATTTCAAACTAATGCAACAGGAACTGGTCCAAGAGATTATAAAGGAAGAAATGCATTAGCGGTTGGATTTTCTACTTTAGCAACTTCTGCTACAAACGGGACATGTGATCTTTTAGATCTTGTTTTAGATGCTCCTTATTGGATTGATCCAGCATGGTTTGAAGCTGTGCCAGCTTCTAGATTAACATTACGGTGGGATGGAACTAGAGTTCCAGTAGAAAGTGTTGCTAGAACTTGGTGGTCAAACTCATCGCAGAGATCTGTAGGGTTTTCTACAATAGGTACGGTTACTGTAACATCCGCATACACGAGAGCTCGTTGTAATGGTTCTTCTTCTGCTAGACCAACTATTACTACAACTCATGGTACTCAGTGTACAGCAAACGCTGTTGGCCGGACTCAAGGATGGGCATATAATGCAAACAAATGGTCAGTAAATGCTTATGGAACTGATGGTACAGATTTTGAACCATATTTCACCATGATGAAATTGTTTCATCAAGCAAAAAGAATCAATCCAAGATATGGAAATAAAAATCCAACAATAAGTAGTAATAGTTGGGGATATAGATCAACATCTCATAGAACTACTGGATGGTATTTTTATCGTGGTCAAGGTATAGGAACCAGTTATACTATAAGTACATTGCCAGGATTCATGAATTATGTTGGAGTTTATGGTGATGGTAATAGAATGAAGGGTGAACATCTCCCAAACTCTGTATTAACAGCAGGAAAAGAGATGATTGATGCCGGAGTTATTTTTATTGCTGCAGCAGGGAACTCCAACCAAAAACAAGTAAGTCAAACTCACCCAGATTTCAATAATTATTGGAGTACTGTTGGAAGTGGAGCAACACTGGGAGAATCTACACATTCGGAATTTGGTGTTACTGCATATAATACGACTAACAGAAGAGGATACCCACAACAATTGGGTATGTATACTGATGGTGGAGGTAATCTAATTTATCCTGTTATCAATATTGGAGCTCTTGATGATGCATTTAATCTAACTGGCAAAGAATGGAAAGTCAATTATAGTGATATGGGAAATGAAATTGATTGTTATGCACCAGCAGATGGAACTCTAAGTGCAACTAATCAAGTAAACCAACCAAGACCTGATACTTATACTGGATCAGTGATTCCAAGTGATAGTGGACTCACTGGAATTGCCAGTGTCAGTGCAGAACTCAGTGGAACTAGTGGTTTCCGATTACTATTAAATACGGGGAAAAGAATTACGACAAGTTCTGGTATTGGTACTGTTGTCGATTTAGAATTAAATTTATTGGGTGCTGTAGGATTAGCATCCACTGCAACAACTCCAACTAATGGAACTAATGATGATGGATTTTGGACCTTAACTTTACCATTTACTATACAATTTGCTGGACTCAGTACAAACATCGTTTATCCAGGAACAAATACATACATTACTTTTGGTGGAGGATCAACTGCATTCAATGGATTAAGTTTTTCTAACCCAGCATTCAGAAAAATTATGATGTCTTGTGCAGATAATTCTTGTCAAAGAATTTATTATGGTACAGAAGGTTCTTCTCCAAATAGAACATATAGAATTAGATGGGAAGGGACCAATAGTACTGGGGGAACACTTGGTTCTCCTACTATGGTTTATGAAGCAACTTTTTATGAAGCAAGTCCAAGTCAAATTGATATTCATTTTGGGGCTAATGCTAGAGTTTCTAATAGTGTATTAACCTCATATGATGAAGCTTTTAGTGGCACAAGTTCCGCATGTCCAGTAGCAACGGGATTGATTGCAACTAAGTTACAATACAACCGTACTTGGACTTGGCAAGATGTGAGAACTTGGTTAAGGAACAGTGTTGGAACTGCAGATACATCTCAATTTTTTACTGGAGTAGAATCAACCAGTGCAAATGATGTAAACTGGGCAAATGTAAATAGTTTAGAAGGTGGAGATCCCATTGTTATTTGGGACGCATTAACTGGCAATGAACCATTTCAAGGAACATTAAGTATAAGTAATGTGTCTTTTAGGGGATTTCTCACAAAATAATATAAAGTAGATAAATAAGCTGCCAACTAATTCATAGAACAATGAAAAGATTATTACTCGTCTTTTCGTTATTCTTAATCAATCCTGTTAGTGCTGCTGAAATTACATCAAAAATTACTGATTCCGTTCAATTGGGTGTACAGGGCGCAGCGGTTCAATCAACAAGAATTGGAGCATCTTATTCTGCTTCAGGAACAAATATTCAAGCAACTACATTCGGTGGCGTAAATGGTGCCGGAAGTTACAATATTAATACTCCAGGTCAAGCATTCAGTTTCTCAGAAACTTTCAATGCTGCTGATACACCAGTCACCACTCAGTCGGTCAGTGGTGGAGTTATTGCTTCTCCCAACCTTTATGGGGATAGTGTTACTCAGTTAGCAGGAGATAAAGGATCTCTCGCTGGTACATTATCGCCTACTGGTGTTCCTACTGTAACTGCTGGTGGTCCTGGAACTACTGCAACAGCTCAAAGAACAGTTGAGTTAAGCGTATTCAAATGAGACATATCCTAGCGGGACTTCTCCTGCTAGGGTTTTCTTGTCCTGCCCTAGCGGAAAGTGTTGTACCTAATTTTACTAGGGGTACAATCAACGCGACAACCGAATCAACTACAAAAGTTATAGAAACAATTCGCCAAGTTGAATATACAACTGGCACATCATACACTGTGACTGGAACTAATATTAACATTCCTGGCACTCCTCAACAAGGAGCAAATTACAGTATTATGAATCAAGGTGCCCCTTTCCAGTTTAGTGAGACTTATCTCGGACCTGGAGTGGCTAAAGAAACATGGATAGATCGAAGCACAGAAACACAATCAACAACTACATCTATATCTGTCTTTACGCAATAGGAGTATTATGTCATGGTGCGGCTTATTCTCAATCTGCTCCTAGTAATACTAATATCGCTGGCCCTTCTGCTTCCGCTACAGGTAATGTTACTAACCAAGCTGTCCAAGTCTTACAAGGACCGTATGCAGTCAATACCTACGGCGGAGGAGTTAGTTGCCAAGGACCAACCATGAGTTTTTCTCCCTTTGTATTGGGGAGTATGAATGGCAGTCAAGACCCATCAACATTTCAATCACATAATGGTAACGCTGGTGTAAGTATGGGTTTCAACTTTCCTTTAGATGGAGGACTAACCGAACTCTGTAAGGAAAGAGCCCGTTCTGAAATCAAACGACAAAATGCAGAAGCAGACAAAGCAAGACTTGATTTTGAATTAGTCAGACTATTAAAGTGTGGCGAAGCAATCAAATCTGGTATTACATTTCACCCAGAAAGTCCATACTACAGAATCTGTGCCGATATAGTTGTGAGGTATCCAAATGGATCCAATACCGCCAATAAATAATACCAATGGAATTGCCAACATACCAAATAATTCTAAGGTAATACCAAAAATTGGTATTGATGGTCCAAGTGTCATTTCAACAATAGAACAGCCAGTACTTCGTAGCGTAGAAGTTCCAATTGTTCGTGGAATGGCACTTCCCGTATTTGAAATGCCAGATACTTCCATTAAGTATCCAGTCATCAATGTTCCTACACAGGAAGAGTTTGATGCTGCTGTGAGAGCGGATAAAGAAAAACAGGCACAAGAAGACGCAGCAAAAAATAGAGGACTTCCGGATTCAACCCCTCCACCTCAACTGCCTCAAGTTACTCAGACCCCCTCTGTCCAAGTTCCAGTTGCTGAGATACCAGCAGATAAACCTACTACTCCAACCTTTACTGTCGGTGGAATCGATATTAATTTACCTGATCCTTCTCTTGTTGCTACGGCTGGTGCTGTAGCAGTAGTTACCACTGCTGCTACTATAGCATCAACAACTGTTCTGAATGCCCTGAAAAACGCAGCAGAACCAATCATTAAGGAAGCAACTAAAAATAAATTTAAAATTAAAATTAAACAAGTCAAACCAGTTCTGCATTATGTTATGGCAGAAGGTGGACATATAGATGTTTTTGAATATTCTGCAGAAGGAACTCGTTTAGTAGAACAAGTAACTAATGTAGAACAATACATTCGTGATCAAGTTGAAATCAATTCTCTCTATGAGATTGATAATAAAATCATTATTGATGATGTTATCAAAGATAAGTTTACAAAAGAAGGCAAAGAAAGATTTAAGTCTCTCTTTGCCCCTGCTAAAAAAATTGCTAAGAAATTATCAGCTAGATTATCCTTCTGAAGTAAACTGTGAGATAATCCACCCAATAGCTATAACTGGAAGTTGAATAAAAATATTAGAAAGAATTTCTAGAAAGATATTGTCCTTTCTTTCTTCTTTGTGTTCCTTTTCCTTTTTATCCGAGATTGTTTGCGTCATTTTTATAAAGTTTTAGGTTTAGTCTTAATGACATTCCAGATCCTTTGAAACTCTGGAAATGTTTGAATAGTACTTTCATTTCGTAATTTATCAAACTTTCGCATTGATCTCAAGAAATCTGGGATCAAATGTTGTTCCTGATACAAATCAATATATTTTATTAGACTTTCATAGAAGATTACTGATCTACTGGACTTATTAGGAATTAAAAAATTATCTATATGATCTCTTATGTTTGCTTTTGCAGCTTCTTTTGTCTGTTTATCCAAAATCCAAACTGACATTTCTCTTGGATTTTGCATAAAATTTAGAAAGAAGAAATCGATGTCTTTCATCAATCCACTAGTATAAAGATATTGGTGAAGTTTAACAACTTCAAAAATATTTAATGCTTGAACTGTACAATCAAAGTGTAATTGGTGAGTCTCTTCTTTGTCTTTAAATCTTTCTCTAAATTGTTGTGCATGAGAAACAAATCTATCCCATTTAAATCCTTTTCTAATTAATTCCCCTCTCGCACCAATACCATCAACGCTGATGTGAACTTGCAGATCTTCGTTGAATTGATCCCACATATCAAAGATATGTCTGCCTTTATAAACAAGATTACTAAAATTACTATTGTATGCCAAACTAACCTTATTATTTCTACCAAGTTCAATTAGTTTATCAAGTATTTTCCAATGTTCGTCTATAATTAAAGACTCACCTCCAGAAAAATATAAGTGATTAACCATTCCGAGATATTGTTCGACTTCTTCATACGTTTTTTCAGAAGCATTCCATCTCCCAGAAATTTTTCCATTCTGTTCTAACTCAAAACTGGAACTTGAAGTCCAACTACACATTCTACATTTGAAATTGCATTTATTACTTAATTTCAAATCCCACCAAACGAAAGTAGGTTGACTTACTGTATAATCATCATTCGTTCCATATATTAATTTTTTATATTGTGAAAATAAATCGCCAATGAAATCTTCTCTTAATGAACTTTTTCCAGCTGCTTGATTGTTATAACATACCTGACAATGTTCGCTAGGTACATCATTTAACATATTTTCTCGAAGTTTTCTTATTGGTTCATCGTTCCAAATTTCCCATAAAGGTTTTTCCTTAATGTCACCATAAGTGTATTCAGAGACACAACATGGTTTTACTTCTCCATCCTGTCGAATATCTAAAGCTAACCAAGGTGCAACACAAAAAATTTTTCCGTTTACATTGACTTTATTTTTATTAATCATCTCCTAAAATCCCCTCTAACTCAGGAAAAACTTCTAAAGAATTTTCATTTCTTATACAATCAAGTGCAGACATATAAGATTTAAAATACGGAACAAGATCTTTTCTTTCTTCACCGGACAAAAGTTTGAGAACTGACATGTATTGTTTAATTGATTCTTTAGCTTTTGCAGGCACGAGATAATTTTCTATATGATATTTAATTTTTTGAGCCAATAAACGTCTAGATTCAAGATCATGAATTAAAACTGACATGTAATCGGGATTGTGCAATATGCACAAAGAAAAATCATCCCAACTATTAATGATACCTCTCATATAAAGTTCTTTATGGGCATCCATAGTATGGAAACAATTTATGGCTTGAAAGACATAGTTAATCTTTACGTTTGTATGGGGGAACTTACTTCTAAATTGTTTGAAATTATCTAGGAACTTTTGCCAATCGAATCCTTTTCGAATTAATTCTCCCTTCTTACCAGTACCATCAAAACTTACAGACAAATATAGATTTGGAAACTTTTTCCATAGTTCAAGAACATTATCATCCTTGTACTTTAAGGTACTAAAATTAGTATTATATGATAATCTGACAGATGTATTTCTATTTTTTTCAATTAACTTGCGTAGAATTTTATAATGATGGTCTGTGATTAAAGGTTCTCCGCCGGCGAAGTAAACTTCTTCTACAATATCATACAACGGTTCAATATCTTGGTGAACCATATCTACATCAATTTTTGGGTATTCTCCTTCTATATTAAATTCCTTCCGCATTTCACGTTCCCAAGCACTACTGTATCCGGGACTGCACATTCTGCATTTAAAATTACAGACATTATTTAATCTAAAATCCCAATAGACAAGATTAAATCTTTCAAAGGTTCCATCTTCTTTTGTTTCTGAAACATACTTATAATGTTCTGCATAAGTCTGATTCATACTGCATCGTAAAGAACCATGACCTATTTCTTCTTCTTTGTAACATGATGTGCAATAACTAGATTCTTTTCCCTCCATCATGTTTTTACGAAGTTCTCTCATTTTTTCGTTGTTCCAAATCTCTTTAAGAGATTCATTCATTAGAGAACCCATTTTAAAATCTCTAGGAGTACCAGCACATTCGGTAGCAACAATCTCCAAAGGATTTATTAATTGTTTATCATCTTCTTTTGTTTCATCAGTTGAATCAGTTGTTTCTTTTGTGTCCTCATCAATTCCCTCTGTTCCACATATAGGCATCATGCAACAGGGATAAACATCTCCGTTTGGTCCTATATTCATATGAACCCAAGGAGCCATACAAAAAGTTTTACTGGATTTTATACTCATAACTAATTTTATTAATAAAGTTCAGATAGTATCATTATTCTACTTATATATGCGATTGTTTGGCAATGTAATCTGCATATTCTTTATTTGGGTGATTAACCAATCTCTGGTGATAAAAATCTATGACCATTCTTGCTGCTGTGCCTGTGAATAAAGCCGGAACAATTCCATGAATCACACTGGAAATACCAACAAAGATCATTTTAAATCCAGCATAAGAAGCCCATAATAAATGACTTGTATAAGTTTCTTTACTAGACTCCAAATGAATCAAACTTTTTTTTACTATGTTAAATTTAGTCATTATCTGTAAATGCATTTTTTTAAGTTGTTATGGATCTAAGTCCAACCCTTCAAATTTTCTTAAATATTGTTCTTTATGTTCCAAAATAAATGTTGAAGGATTGGATTTTATCTCTACATGGGATCTAAAATAGTCTCGTAACAATTGATCATCTATTTTAACTCCGGTAAAAAATAACTTAGGATCTAAAATTTCATATTTACTTATATGATGAACCAAACAAACATTTCCTATATTATTATTGATAATCCTTATCAAAATATCTAAATTAGATTTTCCAGTTTCTTCAGAATTTCCTACTATAGAAGTTTTCCATATAGCTAAGTATATTTCATTTACTGCAGGATCGTATACAAATTTGGAATCTATGATAGGTTTAAATACTTTTAATATCTCATTGTAACTATTTACATCCACAACATGATCATTTATTCGTATTAAATCCGCTCTGCCATTATGATAAAATCCATCTGAATTAATTATGAATTGATCATTTGTGCAAACTTTTTGATTATAAATTGGAATATTTACTTCCAAAAGATTTCTTTCAGCAAAAGAAATTTTATAATAATCGTCTATTAAATTAAATTTGTTCTGAACAAAATTTTTATCACTTGCTTGATTTATGAATATTGGTCCACTAGTTTCCGAAGTTCCAAATAAACTTATAATATTTTTTATTTTGTTTTCTTTTACAAAAGATATCCATTCTTTTTTAATTGTAGATAGAGTGTAAATTGTTGTCTTTGATGGAGGATTCTCAGGATCAATTCCAGACAAATATCCATCAATATCATAAGTATATGGAATCATAATGTGATCAAAAATGTTTTTATTTCTCATGAAATATTTTTGATCATTGAAATCAGAACAATCTCCCCAATAATTGAATACATTTTTTACTTCTTTTGACATCAATGTTGGAATAAAATATGTAGCTGGACCGCTACCATGACCCAAACATTTTTCATTTACGACATTTCCATAGAACATTTTAGAGTTTCTTTGACAAACATCAAACAAAAAATCATGACTATGTTCTATAATCTTTGGAGTTCCAGTAGTTCCACTGGATGTACATCTCATTGCAATTGATTTTGGATCAATTTTTATATCATAATTTATATTTTCATTGTACTGATGTTTTTTTATATTTGTAAAATAAATCGTGTTTAAACAATGTCTAGTAAGAACAGCAAACTTACTCCTAGGATGATTTTTTGCAATCACATCATCCTCACAAATAAAATAATGTATGGGAGATAATAGTTTAGTTTTAGTAGCAGATTCTGGTGAGATTACTGTAATGTTGTAATCAATTATTGAAATGGAAAGTCCTAATTCTAGACAAGCAAAAACACTGGCTACTTTACGTAAACAAGTTCCGTAATAACCAATTAAAACAGTTTCTCCTAATTTTATTTCGTAGTTAGAAAGAAAATAATTCTTTATTTGATCTACTAACCTTTCAAATTCTTTATAAGAATACTTTATAAGTTTTCCTTCTTCAGTAATATCGTAAAATGTTATATCTTTATTGATAACCGTTCTGTCTATTACCTTCGATTTATCCATAATTTTATTTCATCAAAATATTTATGATTTTAGGAAGAATGATTATATAGATAAAAATCCATTTCATACAAATCCAAGAAGTGTTTATTTTTCATACAATACTCATTTAGAATATCTTGACAGAATTTGTAATTTTTTAATTTAAATTCAAATTTTTCAGATGTATTATCACGAGTTATTGTTATCTTTCTTTTTAAAATATCTGATATTTTTTCATTTAAATTTTCATCAAGCTTTAAAAAAGTTATATCAAGATCATATTTAAAACAAAATCTCATCCTCGAAACTTGTGGTTCCGTGTGTCCATCAAATATAAATTTATTATTTTTCAATTCCATTAAGAACTTATTACGAGATCCTTTCTTATCACCATCGAAATCAACTCCTTGATGGTGATAGATATTTAAAAATTCATTTATTCCGGATATCCATCTTTCTTTTGGGTCTCTAGTAACAACAAAATACTTATATCCACTCCTATATTTTTCTGGAATGTCTATTAAAAATGGACAATCCAATTGTAAAGGAATTTTTATTGGAGTAAAATTTAAAGAATTTATAATCGAGGTCGAAGCATTTTTAGCTATCGATACATAGATTATTTTTTCCTCTTCCAATTCAAGTAAAGGTTCTACCATCATCCCAGGACGCAGATCCAATTCTTCTTTTGGATAATATTGATAAGATATGGAATTGAATACGGAAGTATTATATTTTTCCCAATCTAGGTTATAAATGTCTTTCACTTTTTAAATGGTTGTAAATTTTTTCAGCGAACAGTTTATTGGAATGTCTTCCATAATGAGCTAAATCTCTTCCATAATCTTTAGGTATTGGAGTATATAACTCACATCCTAATAACTTTGATGTTGTTGGAAATGTCGAAAATTCATATAATGGACACTTATCCTCCCATAAATTTTTAATCAACTCAACATTTACCATATTAAATGGAATCAAATGATCTAAAACTTTTGGTGCATTAACAGGTTTTAAAACAGATCCAGTTGATTCTTCAACTGCTGCAACTGCTTCTGGTGGATGTTCATAAATGTCTTCAAACTTTGTATTCATCAAAACAAAATCTTTTTGATAGATAAGATGTCTAGTAATTCCTGTCCAACAATAGATAACTAATTTTGGTACTCCATATTTTTTATATAACATTAAAGAGTTATGAAGACAGAATTGTATTGAAGATCCTCCAGCGCCAAGATTTATAACTGGAATTCCAGTCTTCTGTTCTAAAAAGTAAGGGATAGTATGACTATCATCATTTCCAGTTCCAAATACATGAGAACAACCAAACATTACGATTGAATTTTTCCAATCTATGTCTTCAAATTCTTTTGTTCTATATCCATAAGTATTCACAGTGTACTTGATTTTATTATGTCGATAGTACCAGTCTTCAGGTTGTCTTTTTAAATTCTTTTTATAAAACTCATAAGTATCTATTCCATAGAAATCCCAAGACCCTACAACGGAAGGTCTCTGGATTACTTCAGGTTCTCCGTAATTATGCACAAATGTGCTTGGAAAAGGAATAAGATCATTATTCCTTATAGAATCAATTGTGTTCAAATTAATCATAATATAATTTATTTGTATATAAAAGGATCTTCTCTTTTAAGTTCTTTAATGAGTTTTTTAGTTTCAAAATGTTGGATTATTTTATTATAAGTTTTTTTAAAAAAATCCAACATCTCAAAAACTCATTAACCTCTTTGAAGTTATTTATGTTAATACTTTCCCTCTACACAATAATCTGATTTTTTATTTGGTGTGTATTCTTTATATCCTTCCTGTGCTTTCATCCATCCACAACCGATTAACCATTCCATCGTCATTGGTGTTGGACGAACCTGTTCCCACAATGGACCTTTTGCACACATTTCTAGTTTCTGTGCTGTCACATTTGATTGTTCTTCTGCCCAATTTGCATCAGCTTCCCAAGGAACAGCACGACTTTGGCCCATAGATTCATAAGCAAGTCGTGTAGTTTTCATTACCCAAGATGGTATTTCTGCGTCCTGGTGAACTTGTGCCATGAAAGAGGTTTTCAGTCCACCACCCATACAATCTTGAACAACGTGCCATCCTTCATGTCTCATTGTTCCTAGAAACTCTCTAGGGTCTTTGAGTAATTCTTCATTTACAAAGAACCGATTGTATTCTGGTTTATATAATCCTACTGTTCTTGGAGTAAAATATCTTGATGGTGCAACATAAACTGGAACGCCGAGTTTATCAAGACCGACAAGAATTGATTTTATCTCTTCTCTAAAAGTATCAAACTCTTTTCCAGAAATTATGGAAGATGTTGATGTAAGTTGTTCGACTCCTTCTGTGCATTCTAGCAGTATCATACAACCCATCGCTGCAAGGCTGTATGCTGGAACTGTTGGTTGAGTCTTTATGACTTTTTCTGCATTAACTGGAAGAGTAAAGGTTAATAATAACCCA